CAGAGATAGCGTCGCGACGATCAAGCCATATAAGGGAACTAGAAAATCAGAAAAGCCCTTTCATTTCGACAACATTACAGCCTACCTCTTGGGAAACTACAGATACAATCTATCCAACGGACTTGAAGCCGATGATCTCCTCTGTATCAACCAATATGGAAGAACCGACACCATCATTTGCTCGCGAGATAAAGATGTTCGTCAATGCCCCGGATGGCATTACTCTTGGGAGTGTGGCGCTCAACCAAGCTTTGGGCCTACCCTTGTCGATAACAAAGGAGCGATCTGGAAAGACGGTGATAAGATACGGGGAGTTGGAACTAAGTTTTTCTTTTACCAAATGCTTGTCGGGGACTCAGTTGACAATATTCCCGGCTGCCCCAAAGTCGGACCAGTCAAAGCTTATGCACTCTTGGCTGATTTAACAACAAGGAAAGAACATGAGCAAGCTATTATTGATTGTTATCGTAATTTCTATCCTGACAGCTATCGCGACATGGTAGAAGAACAATCCAAACTGTTGTGGATGGTGAGGGAATACAACGAAGACGGTACGTATAAACATTATGATTGGGGGTGGGATGGCAGGTAGGATTGGTGGAGAGAAAACAAGAAACGGTAATACATGGACTGAAGCTAAGTTTCGCTCATTCATTAAGGGTAATCTTAGACGAGTGACACAACGTTGGGCACCCATACCTAATGCACTGAAGGGTGCTAGGGTTAGGCGGGGAGTATACTTGTGTGCTGGATGTAATCAAGAAGTTCCAGCTTCAACGCATGATGAGAATGGGAAACGTGTCAAGAATGTACACGTAGACCATATTGAGCCAATTATTGACCCTGCCATTGGGTGGGTTAATTGGGATAGCACAATTGATCGTATGTTCTCAGAAAAAGAGAACTTGCAAGTGTTGTGTTATGAATGCCATAAAATTAAAACCGATAAGGAAAAAGCAATTGCAAAACAACGTAGACAAGGTGTTGACGATGACGAATGAACCTAATGTTATCGCCGAAAGCTTCAAAGGCTACTCCACATTTATTGAAGTGGAAAACGTCCTCCTCCGTGCGTACAATCAGTATATGACACTACGCAACCTTGTGGAGAACAAACTTTTCCAACTCAGTGAAGACTACTACCTCAATCTATCTACTGGTGATCGGTTGCGGCTCCTTGTAATTAAGGAAAGCTTTGCAATCAAAGGTGAGGCAGAGACTAAACGCCAACTCATTCGTGAAGGTGTATTTCTTGGTTAAAATCCTAATCCTTGATATTGAAACTTCCCCTAACGTTGCCTATGTGTGGCGTTTCTTTAAAGAAAACATTGGAGCTAAGCAAGTGTTGGAGAACACACAGATGCTTAGCTTCGCGGCTAAGTGGTACGGAGAGAATGAAATCTTTTATGAAGATGTTCAGAACAACAACGAACGACTGATGCTCGAAGTGTTGGCAACTCTGCTTGATGAAGCAGATATTGTTGTAGCTCACAATGGTGATATGTTTGATCTGCCCCATATTCAGGGGCGGTTCTTGGTGCATGGTATTAAACCACCATCACCGTATAAGCAGATTGATACAGTTAAGGTTGCTCGTAAAGAGTTTAACTTCCCCTCAAACAGTTTGGAATATCTGAGCAAGGTTTTGGACTTGCCAATCAAGAAGGGACAACACAAGAAGTTTCCCGGATTTGAATTGTGGCTTGGTGTTCTACGTAACGACCCAGAAGCTTGGGCAGAAATGAAGGAATACAACATTGACGATATTAAAGTTCTTGAAGAACTCTATACAGCTTTCCGTCCTTTTATGCGCTATCATCCTCCTGTTGGAGTATTTGATCGTGGAGATGCCGGTGATAGCTGCCCTAAGTGTGGCTCTGCCGCCATCCACTATCGGGGTTATGCTCATACAAATGTTGGGCGTTATCATCGGTTTCGGTGCAATGACTGCGGCGGTTGGGGCCGTAATCGAACTAATCTTCTCGCTGGTAACAAGCGACTAAACGTAAACGCGGTGAATTAATATGACACGGATTAATACTTTCGATGAATATCAGGACTTGGCTGAACAGACAGCTATCTATCCTGCGGGTCAGGCTCTGGCTTATCTTAGCTTGGGCCTTGGTGAAGCGGGTGAGGTGCAAGGTAAAGTTAAAAAGATTATTCGAGATGGCCCTGCTGGGCCGTCATACGAAGACGTGGCAAAAGAACTTGGCGATCTACTCTGGTATGTTGCTAACCTTGCTGGCGTACTTGGTTATAATCTTAGTGACATTGCTGGCATGAATATTGACAAACTTTTTGATCGTAAGGAACGTGGTGTCCTTCAAGGTAGTGGAGATAATCGATGACTAAAGACATGAAATTTGATGGTGGTAAGGCTCTTGCAGCAATTCCTTTCCAAGACTTCCCTCTGGCCATCCAAGAGCTTGTTAAGGTGTGTACGTTCGGTGCTCAGAAGTATGATCGCAGTTCTTGGCAGGATGTTGCTAACGCAGAAGTGCGTTATGAAGATGCTTTAGCTCGACACTTTCTTGCTCAGTATATTGAAGATGTTGATCCAGAAAGCGGCCTCTACCACAAGGCTCATCTTGCGTGGAATGCACTAGCCACATTGGAAATGGCTTTGCGTGAAGAAGTTCCTTACACCGTAGATGATGAATGCTATAATGATTGTTGTACAACATCTGATCCAGAATTCAGTGATGAAATTGATATGGACGTAATCATGACAACATTTGGTCCATACGCTTTTGTGAGGAAGTAATGATTATTGCTCTTGACTTTGATGATACGTATAATAAATCCCCAATGCTGTGGGACACCCTTATTGAAAATGCGCAAGATCAGGGGCATGAAATTATTCTTGCCACTTATCGACATGAAACTCTTGATTCCGATCCATTAATTGATGAGTTGATTGAGTGGGGCATACCTTGCTATTTCACTGATGGGAAGGCCAAACGGCCTTTCCTCCTTGGTCTAGGAATTAAAGTGGATGTATGGATTGACGACAATCCATTCAGCATTACACAAGACTCAGCGTGGACGCATGACTCACCAGAGCTTCATGCTTGGCGTGAGGCTAACTTATTGAAGACAGCAAGATTGGATGTTGCATGAAAGCAGAATACGTCGATCACATGGGAACTGACCTTAGCCCCGTGAATGCGGCTAGGGTTAGTTTTAATAAGAAGAGTGAGGTGTTTACTGACAAGGATGGCAATCTCCTAGACTATCTAGCCAATCACAATCATTGGACACCATTTGCTCATACAGCCATCACATTGCGTATGCAAGCTCCTGTCCCTATTCGTACACAGTGCTTCAAGCATAAGCAGGGATTTGTAGAGAACGAAGAGAGCCGTAGATATATTTCAAGTGAACCTCAACTGTTTATCCCTGATTACTTCAGAAGCAAACCTGAGGGGTCTATTAAACAAGGATCAGGTGATAAACACTACAATAGTGACGTTTGGTTAAACGCCTATACATCAAAAGCTAATGATTGTATGTGGACTTATGATGCAATGATTAGAGATGGAGTTGCACCTGAACAAGCTAGGTTTATTCTCCCTCAAGGTGTGGAGGTGAATTGGATGTGGACAGGTAATCTAATGTCGTACGCTCGTTTCTATAATCAACGTACTGATCCACATGCCCAAAAGGAAATTCAAGAATTGGCACATCAGGTCGGGGATATTATTGCTCCCCTATTCCCTGTAGCATGGAAGGTGTTGACTGAATGACATATGAATCTGAATCAAAATGGTATTTAATTCCAATGCCATTGAACAAAGATGGTGATGGCCCAGCGGACCCAGAGGAAACTGTCAAAACAGTGTACGAAATTTGGGACAACAATCTTGAGGCGATATGTACTTGTTCAAACCTCAAAGCTGCAAGATATATGTTGCACTTAAAATCGTTGCAAGAATATGAAGATGGGTTAATCTCAATTGATGAAGTTACGAAGGTGACAGAATGAGATTGAATGGTGAGATGTATATGTATAGTAAGCCCGATTGCATTTGGTGTGATCGGGCCGAAGCCTTGCTAAAGCAAGCTGGTTATCAAGTGATTAAAATGGATATCACTGTCGATTGGTCAGCACGAGAGTGGTTTAAAGATAATGGTTTTAAAACCGTCCCACAAGTGTATACAGAACGATCTGAGTATATTGGTGGTTATGAAGATGTTAAAAGTTGGTTGGAGATTTAATGAGTAAAGAAAACGAAGTGTTGAGTTCTATCATTGTTCATTCGAAATACGCACGATATATTAAAGCCGAAAATCGTCGAGAGACATGGGCTGAGACAGTTGATCGCAATCGTCTTATGCACGTAAAGAAATATCCACAGTTGGTGGATGACATTAATATGGTTTATGAGTTAGTGTACGATAAGCGTATTCTGCCCTCTATGCGTTCACTACAATTCGGAGGGAAGGCAATTGAGCGTAACCCTGCTCGTATTTATAATTGTGGCTATCTACCTGTGGAAAGCCCGGATGCCTTTTCAGAAACGATGTTCCTACTATTGGGTGGCACTGGACTTGGCTATTCTGTTCAGTCTCGTCATGTTAATCGCCTTCCAATTATTCTTGGACCAAGAAAGCGGTCACGTAGGTATGTTATTGGGGACAGCATTGAAGGTTGGGCCGACTCAGTAAAGGTGCTTGTAGAATCCTACTTCTATGGTAAGCAGTCAGTCATCTTCGATTATGATGATATTCGTGAGAAGGGTGTCGAGCTAATCACCTCTGGTGGTAAGGCTCCCGGACCTGATCCCCTACGTGTATGTCTGGCTCGTATCGAGGCAGTGCTTCACGGGGCCACAGGACGTCGCCTGAAGCCGATTGAAGCTCACGACATACAATGCTTCATCGCAGATGCCGTGCTCGCTGGTGGCATCCGTAGGGCTGCTATGATCGCTTTGTTCGATTGGTTCGACGAAGAGATGCTTACATGTAAATCTGGTAATTGGTGGGAATTGAATGGTCAGAGAGCACGGGCTAACAATTCTGTCATCCTGCTTCGGGACGACACTGACAAGGCTAAGTTCGACGAAATCTGGAAAGCTGTCAAGAATAGTGGGGCAGGAGAGCCGGGCATCTACTGGACGAACAATCTCGATTGGGGAACCAATCCATGTGCGGAGATCGCCCTCCGGCCTTATCAGTTTTGTAATCTGGTAGAAGTGAATGGCTCTAATATCGAAAATTATCTTGACTTTCAAGATCGTGTAGCTGCTGCAGCATTCATTGCAACACTACAAGCTGGTTATACAGACTTCCACTATCTGCGACCAGAATGGAAAACAACAACAGAAGAGGACGCACTAATTGGCGTGGGTATCACTGGCATCGCATCTAATAAAAGCAAGAAACATTGGTTGGCATCGGGAGCAGAAGTTGTCATTGACATTAATGACTGCACAGCAAAGAGAATTGGAATTAATCCAGCAGCCCGCACAACAACCATCAAGCCGTCAGGGACAAGCTCCTTGGTACTTGGCAGTTCTAGCGGCATCCATGCTTACCATAATGATTTCTATCTCCGTCGTATCCGCTACGGCAAGGACGAAGCAATTTACAAATATCTTCTTTCCGTCATACCTGAACTGATTGAAGATGACATCACTCGTCCACATACGCAGGGAATCCTCACAATCCCACAGAGAAGCCCACAGGGAGCGATTGTGCGCACAGAGCCACCATTGGCCCTCCTAGAACGTGTGCTCGCCTACAACGCTCTGTGGGTTAAAGAGGGGCATATGCGTGGGGACAATGTTAACAACGTATCCTGCACCATCTCCCTTAAGGAAGGGGATTGGGCACCAGTTGGTGAATGGATGTGGGACCACCGTTATGAATATAACGGCATCAGTGTTCTTCCATATGATGGGGGTACATATGTACAGGCTCCATTCGAAGATTGTGACGAAGATACATATAATCGTCTTGTAGCATTGGTTAAGGATATTGACCTTCGTAATGTTAAAGAATATGACGACAACACAGACTTGGCAGGTGAGGCAGCATGTGCTGGCGGAGCTTGTGAAGTGACGTTCTAAAACAGAAAAGGGGCCTTCTAGCTTGATTGCTAGAGGCCCCTATTTTTGTTACTTCTTCTTGTTAGCCTGATTCTTTACAGCAATCGGACTCTTACCCACTGTAGACTTCTCAGCAGCCTTCTGTGCCATCGTAGGGGCAGGAGGCCCCATAGCAGCCTTCTTCTTGGCTACATCTGCACTTTTAGCGGCGTTGGCTCGACGTTCAGCAGCCTGCTTTTCATATGGCTTAGCTGGTGTA